AGGCATTCGAACATTTCTGCGCCAACTACTGGCATATCCGTCACCCTGAGAAGGGGCGGATCACGTTCGAGTTGCGTGATGCGCAACGCGAAACGGTGCGGTGTTGGATCGATTCGCGTTATTCGATTGTGTTGAAAGCCCGTCAGGTCGGGTTCTCTACGCTGGTCGCTACATACTGCTTTTGGCTTGCGTTCTTTTACAGGGATCGCCCAATTGTCATGCTGTCGAAGACGGAGCGTGACGCCGCGAAACTGTTGCAGAAGTCGAAGTACGGCTACAAGTTCATTCCTGAGTGGATGAAATACCGTGGCCCGATAGTTAACTCGAACCAGTTGAAGATGGATTTCACGAACGAGTCGTACATTGAGTCGTTGCCTTCGGCTTCTGATCCTGCTCGTGGTGAGTCTGTGTTCCTGATTGTGGTTGACGAGATGGGCCAGTTGCCCAACAGTGATGAGGCGTGGGCCGCCATCGAGCCTGTGGCCGATGTTGGCGGTCGTGTGATCATGCTTGGGACAGCGAATGGTGAGGGCAACTTGTTTCACAAGTTGTGGGTTGGTTCGCAGAATGGCACGAACCGTTTTAAGGGCGTGTTCTTTTCGTGGCGGGCTGGTGGCCGTGACGACCTGTGGTACGAAGCGAAGAAGCGCGACCTGCCTGAGTGGCAGTTAGCGCAGGAGTACCCCGATAACCCTGACGAGGCGTTCCTGAAGTCAGGACGCCCCGTGTTCAATACGGATGCGTTGCGGGCGTTGGAGACGTTGCCTCCTGAGGCTCGCGGCTATTTGCGCGAGTTCAAGAAAGGTCATATCGAGTTCATTGAGGATGGTGGCGCTCTCCGTGTGTGGAAGCATCCTGTTGAGGGCCATAAGTATGTGGTGGGTGCTGACGTTGCTGAAGGTTTTGAGTACGGCGACTATTCGTCTGCGCATGTGATTGACGCCAACACCCATGAGGTGGTGGCTCATTACCATTCTCATGTCGATCCTGACATGTTTGGTTCGGATGTGTTGCGCCTGTTGGGTGTGTATTACAACCAAGCGTTGATGCTGGTGGAGAACAACAACCACGGTTTGACGACGTTGACCGCTTTGAAGCGGGTCAACTACAGCCCGTTGTTCCGTCAGCGAAGGTTGCAGAACCGTACGACTGCTGTGACGGAGATCATGGGTTGGCGTACTACTGCTGCCACAAAACCGTTGGCGATTGACGAGTTGGGTAAGGAGTTGCGTGAGTCGTCGATCACGATTTGGGATGCTGAGACGATTGCCGAGTTGCGGACGTTCGTGCGTGAGGGCAACGGCAAGATGCATGGGTCACCTCACGATGACCGTGTGATGTCGTTGGCGATCGCGAATCAAGGGTTGAAGTACGTCTTTTTGCAGGAGTATCAGGTGGAGACGAAACCCCCTGTTGGGTCGTTTGGCTGGTTTATGGACTCTATGTATAAGGAAGCGCCGAAGAAGTCTGAACCCCCAATTGGGTCGTTTTCTGTTCGTGGTTCTTGAGGGGGACGGTTTTGCCATTTGAATGATGGCTGAACCTCTCAAAACCTGTTCTTGCGGACGTACTTTCACTGAATCGCAGTCTTCTGGCGACTTTTGCTTTAAATGCAAGATCGCTTCAGTTGGCTTTACTTGGCGTGGTGTCCGTGACACCCGCCAGTCGTTTTCTAACGAGACAATTCCTCAGGTGATTCGTGACACGAAGGCGCAGGCGGAGGCTAATGGCCGAACGATTGAGCCTGTCGGAACGCGGTGGGTGTGAGATGCCTGCATGGCTTCAGGTCGTTATCGCTGTGCTGGCACCTTCGGGTGTAGTGGTGACATTGATTGAGAAGACGCGCCGAGAGAACAACCGCGACCACAACAAGAACTCGGAGTTATTGAGAACGATTGATCGCAAAGTCGATCACGTTTCTGAACGTGTCGACGACCACATCGAATGGCATCTGACTAAGGAGAAATGATGGATTACCAAGAAGCATTGAAAAGGGCATTCGCAACTTTTGTTGCTGGCGCTACAGCGGCTCCGTTGACGGCGGCTGTCACTGATGTGTCGTTCTTCAAGGCGGCGTTGATTGCTGGCATTGTTGCGGTTTGGAACTTTGCTGGCCGTTTGTCGCAGGCGTGGCTGACACGCCCCGCAGGGATTCTTGACTGATGGCCCGTCCAGCAAACACTGACCGCTTAAAGCGGTTGAATCTTGAACTGAACCGTTCAGTCCGTTGGCGTAACGACTCGCGTCGTGACGACCTTTGGAAACGAATGGTTGACCTGTACCGAGGCAAGCACTACAAGTCACTGTCCAAAGAAGACAGGATGATCATCAACATGGCGTTCGCAACAAAGAACGTCATTGCTCCGTCCATCGCGGTGAATAACCCGAAGTTTGTGGTGTCTGCTCGTAAGCCTGAGCATGCGGCGCAGGCAATCATCAGCGAAGAAGTGTTGAACTATTTGTGGCGCACCTACAAGTATCAGGACGAGTTCCGTCTCGCTGTTGACGATTTCCTAGTGATGGGGCATGGCTGGATCAAGGTCGGCTACAAAGCGACAAAACCAATCGAGATCAAGGAAGCGCGTGCGGATGATCACGGCGTCGACGACTACGGCGTTGACGACCGTGATGAGACGGTCGAAGGCAACGTCGAGTCCGAGAAGCGCATGATTGAGGACGATGACCGTCCGTACATTGAGCGCATCTCTCCGTTTGACATTTACGTTGACCCTGATGCTCGTGGCCCTAAGGACATGAAGTGGATTGCTCAACGCATCCGTCGCCCTCTGGGTGATGTGCGTGTCGATTCACGTTACGACAAGAAGAACCGTAAGGCGGTCGGTGGTACTCACATGTCTCGCTGGTCTTCGGAAGATGCCCGTGATGGCCGCGATGTGATTGACGACCCAGATACGTCGCCGTATGCGTACGTTGACATCTGGGAGTTTTACGATCTGCGCCGCAACGAGGTCAGCACGTTTGCGCAGAATCAAGAAGAAGGTTTCTTGATTGCGCCGAAGCCAATCCCGTTCCCGTTTGGGCATCCGTTTGTGATGATCCGCAACTACGAGATCCCTGACCATTTCTACCCAATGGGCGAGTTGGAATCGATTGAGGAGTTGCAGTACGAGTTGAACAACACTCGTTCGCAGATGATGAACCACAGGAAGCGGTTTGCTCGTAAGTGGCTGTTTGACAAGGAAGCGTTTGATGCTGACGGCATCAAAGCGTTGGAGTCCGATGAGGACAACACGATGGTTCCTGTTGACACGAACGGCCAGATGGACATCCAGAAGGCTGTGGCTCCGATGCCATCTATTGGTACGCCGCCAGACTTCTATAACCAGTCCGATTTGATCCAGCAGGACATGGATCGCATCAGCGGTACGTCCGATTACATGCGTGGCGCTACTGCGCAGATTCGTCGTACGGCCACAGAGGCGGCGATGATTCAGGACGCAATGAACAGTCGTGCGGCTGACAAGTTGTCACGCATCGAGTCTGTTCTGGCGCAGTGCGGTGGTCGTGTCATGCAGTTGATGCAGATGTACATGACTGGTGAGAAGGTCGTCCGTGTTGTGGGCGCAAAAGCGGTTCCTGCGTGGGTCAATTTTGATGCTGATTACATTTCGGGCGAGTTCGATTACGAGGTCGAGGCTGGTTCTACCCAGCCGATGAACGAGTCGTTCCGTCGTCAATCTGCGTTGCAGATGGTCGACGCTATGGCACCATTTGTTGGTCAGGGCATTGTGAACCCGCAGGCGTTGGCACGCCACGTTCTGCAATTCGGATTCGGGATCAAGGATCCGACGATGTTCATGGGGCAACCTCAACAGGAACAGCCGATGCATCAGATGCCTGATGGGTCGATGATGGCTGGTGCTCAGCATGGTCAGGGCGCTCCGATGCCTCAGGGCGGTGGAGCGCCTGTTCCCGAGGAGTCGCCTGTGGATGGTATTCCGCCCGAGTTAATGGCGGCTGTTCAGGGCGCATCTGGGTTTGTCCCGTCGTCCGAGATCAGATAGCGGGACACTTTTCCCATTGTTACTGAGAGCAACCGAGGAGGACTCTTGGAAACATTTGACGAAGGCGGCTTCGAAGAAGTCGTCGCACCCGAGGCAGACCCCATCGCGTTTGATGGACAAGTCGACGAGGGAGACATAGCCCCTGAACCGAACTATCTGGATGTTGACCAATACGGCGAATATTACGCCAAGGTCAAAGTGGACGGTGAGGAACTGGAGGTGCCTGTAACGGAAGCGTTGCAGGGGTATCAGCGTCAGGCGGATTACACCCGAAAGACTCAGGAACTGTCTCAGAGGGCACAACAAGTGCAGTTCTGGGAAACAGTTGACCAAGCGATGAAGGTGAACCCGCAGGAGACGATGAGATTCCTGCAAAACCAGTATGGGATTGGTCAAGCCGAAGTGGCAACCAATACTTCGTATGAAGAACCCGAAGAGGACTGGTTTAGTGATCCGTCGGAGAAGCGGATTGCGCAACTTGAGAAACAATTGAGTGGCGTAACTGACTATTTCCAACAGCAACAGGCGGCACAGCAACTCGATCAGGTTGTGGGGCAACTTCAGCAAAAGTATGGCGAAGATTTCAATGCGTCGGCAGTTATCCGAGAAGCACTGAACAGAGGATTGAACGATCCGCGTTATCTGGAAGGTGTGTTTAAGGAGATGTCGTTTGACCGCGTGATGGCCAAACAGTCAGCGACGGCTGACAGTCAGGCCAGACAGCAGTCGCAGGCTCAAGCCAGACAGCGTGCGGCGGCGGAAGCCTCCAACACGGTGTCGCAAGGTTCTGGGTCTGGCGGAGATGTCGTAACCCCTACTCGTGCAACTCGACCAAAATCCATTCAAGAAGCGTGGGCGCTGGCTAAACAGCAAACCGCTTCATAACTGCCTAAGGAGCAGAAATGTCTAACCCAAATTTCGACACACTGCTGTCGACCACACTCGATAACTATCGCGAGACGCTCACTGACAACGTGTTCAACTCGCGCCCCGTGCTCTACCACTTGATGGAGAAGAACCGTCTCCGCATGCTTTCTGGTGGTAACAAAATTGTTGAGCCACTCATCTATGACGAGGGTCAAGCAGGATCATACGGTGAGTATGATGTCCTCACGATCACTCCTCAAGAGGGCATCAGCGCCGCAGAG